GTTATTAAGACAGGTGGATCTAAATTAACCAAAACTAAATTACCACCAAAAATGGACCCTGCTTTAAAAGCAGTTAAGGATATGGTTAAAAAGCAGTATGGTGCTGGTTCTTTAATGGGTACTCCAGAGCAGAGGTACGCTTCTGCTGCAAGAAAAGCAGAACTGAAAAGAAACCCACCACAAAAACCAAAACCAAGAGATCCATTCCCAGGAGACGTTTATTCCAAAAGTGATTTTGGAATTCGTGGATACAGATCTGGTGACTGAGGACACTTTTTAAACTGGCACATGGGGGGTTGTGAACCCCCCTTTTTCATGTATTATTGATCTGTTGAGACAACTCACTCAAACCAATGCCCCGCAAACTTATTATGTCTGACGATCAAATTTTTGCCGATCTTCAAAAAACCTACGGCAACCACATCACATCTGCTGACATTCGAGCATACTGCTCTATGAATGATGTTTCTTATCCTACCGTAACCCGCCGTCTTGAGGACTTTAAGGTTGGTCATGGTAAGTGGAATCTTGAAGTGACTCAAGAACGTGTTGAAGAGATTGAACGTTCTTACCAAGCACCTGCTGCTCTACCTGCATTGGAACAGAATCTTATTCCTACAAAAGATGATACTTTCGTCAAGTTTGGTAACTTTTCTGATCTTAAAAAAATTATCCAGTCCCGTCTCTTTTACCCTACGTTCATTACGGGTCTTTCGGGTAATGGTAAAACGTTCTCGGTTGAACAAGCATGTGCCCAACTTGATCGAGAACTGATTCGTGTCAATATCACTATCGAAACTGATGAAGATGATCTGATTGGTGGTTTCCGTCTTGTCAATGGCGAAACCGTATGGCACAACGGTCCTGTTATCGAAGCATTGGAGCGTGGCGCTATTCTACTGCTTGATGAAGTTGATCTGGCATCCAATAAGATTCTGTGTCTCCAATCTATTCTGGAAGGCAAAGGAGTGTTCCTGAAGAAGATTGGTCGGTATATTCAACCCACTGCTGGTTTCAATGTGATTGCTACTGCAAATACGAAAGGTAAGGGTTCGGATGATGGTCGCTTTATTGGCACTAATGTTCTGAATGAAGCATTCTTAGAACGTTTCTGTGTCACTTTTGAGCAGGATTATCCCAACTCCCAAACTGAAGTTAAAATTCTAAACAAGATTGCACAATCCCTTAACGTTGATGATCTTGAATTTTGTCAACGACTTGCTGATTGGGCAGACAGCATTCGTAAAACCTTCTTTGATGGTGGTGTTGATGAAATTATCTCTACTCGTCGTCTGACGCACATTATTCGTGCATACAGTATCTTCGGAAATCGCATGAAGGCAATTCAAGTTTGCACAAATCGTTTTGATGATGAAACGAAACAGGCATTCATGCAATTGTATGCTGCCTTTGATTCTACTGTTGACACTGAAGAAAATATCTGATATGATTGAGGAAGGTTATTATACCTTCCTCTTTTTATGATTGAATCGACCTTTACTATTACTATGACTGAACCAATTAATCACCTCTGGAAATATAACGAAGATAAAATCCTGAAAGATGTTCAGGACTATGTGACCAGCACCTATCACGGTCATTACTGTGGAGATGAAGATGGTTACAATGATATTCAAACTATTGACTTGATGGCAGCGAAGAAACTTGCCGCTGGATTTTGTCAGGCGAATATCCTTAAGTATGGTAGTCGCTATGGTGATAAAGATGGACGCAATAAGCGTGACTTGATGAAAGTAATTCATTATGCTATGCTTCTACTCCATTTTGACGGTCATTATTCTAGGAAGGATAATGGTCTTACCGAATTTCGCTGATTATGAAACTGAGAGAACCAATGAAATTTTCTGACAAAACTTTTAACATCCTTAAAAACTTTTCTACTATCAATCAATCTCTTCTTTTTCGTAAAGGTAATGTGATTCGTACCATGTCGGTGATGAAGAATATTCTTGCCGAGGCAGTGATTGATGAAGAACTGCCGAAGGAATTTGGGATCTATGAACTAAATCAATTTCTCAATGGCATGATTCTCCACGGAGACCGAGATGCTGAACTTGATTTCTCAAATGATTCTTATGTTGTAATCAAAGATGTAAACGGAAATAAGACCAAGTACTATTATTCAAATCCTAGTGTAATTGTTAGTCCTCCTGATAAGGCAATGGAACTTCCTAGTCAGGACATTTGCTTCTGCCTTGACTCTACTGAACTTCAACGACTTCAGAAAGCAGCATCAGTTTATTCAGTTCCAGATCTTTGTGCAGTTGGCGATGGTTCTAGGATTAAGTTAATTGCAACTGACAAAGAAAATAAAACCTCAAACGAATATTCAATTGATGTTGGAGAAACTGATAAAGTATTTTCTATGAATTACAAAGTAGAAAACATCAAAATTATTCCTGGAAAATATGATGTAGTTATTTCTAAGAAAGGTATTTCTAAGTTTACAAATAGTAGTTTGAATATTGTTTATTATATTGCACTAGAACCTGATTCTTCTTTTGAGGAATGAATTACAAAGTAAAATACAAACTTCCAGGAGATCCTAGGTATTTGTATTTGGTTGTAGAAGCGAGCAATCAAGCACAAGCAAAAAAGATTGCTCAGGCACAAATTCCATCTGCTATAATCGTTGGAGGTCCTCAACAAATTTAATTATGAATCGTGATGAATTCCTGTGGGTTGAAAAGTATCGACCCAAAACAATTGAAGAATGTATTCTCCCAGAGAATATCAAAAAAACATTTAAAGAATTTATTGATAAGGGAGAGATTCCAAATCTCCTTCTTGCTGGTCCTCCAGGGATTGGTAAGACAACAGTTGCTAAAGCACTGTGTAATGAACTCAACGTAGATTTTTATGTCATCAATGGATCCGACGAAGGTAGATTCCTCGATACTGTCAGAAATCATGCGAAAAACTTCGCTTCCACCGTATCGCTTACGTCAACTGCTAAACACAAAGTCATCATCATTGATGAGGCAGATAACACAACCCACGATGTACAACTCCTCCTACGGGCGTTTACTGAGGAGTTTAGTGGTAACTGCAGATTTATCTTCACCTGTAACTACAAAAACAAAATCATTCAACCGCTACATTCCCGTTGCTCCAGCGTGGAATTTTCCATCAAGGGAAAGAACAAACCACTCATCGCTTCCCAATTCTTTAACCGACTTCGGGAAGTATTGGTTGGAGAAAACGTTGAATTCGATGAAAGAGTCCTAGTAGAATTAATCAACAATTATTTTCCAGATTGGCGTAGGGTTCTTAATGAATGTCAAAGATATGCTTCTGGTGGAAAGATTGATTCTGGAATACTTGTAGAATTCTCTGAGGTAAACATAAATGATCTCATTAAATGTCTCAAAACTAAAAACTTCACAGAAGTCAGAAAGTGGGTTGTCAATAATCTGGATAATGATGCTAACGTCATTCTTCGCAGGATTTATGATTGCCTTTACACCAACCTACTACCAGCTTCCATTCCTGCTGCTGTACTTATTATTGCTAAGTATCAATATCAAAGTGCCTTCGTGGTTGATCAGGAAATTAACCTTCTGGCGGCGCTAACTGAAATTATGGTGGAGTGTGAGTTCAAATGAACCCTTATAAAATCGATTACAAAACCTTGAAAGAAGTTGCAGTAAAAACAACTCCTGAGAATGTGAGAGAGGCAAATGAGGCACTATTCCGTGCTAAAATGACTCTCCCTGCCGCCGCAAAGCATTGTGGTATGACGCAGAAGGAAATGAAACTTACTTTCTTTGAGTATTTGAAATATAATAAACCTGATTATGAAGAGAATTAAAAAAGATTGGAAAGCATATTGTAGGACATCTTTCAACGCACTCAAATCCAATATTAACGAATGGGGTAAATCAGAATTTTATAGACCCATTACTAGAATCTATTACATCAATGTCTTTGATTGTGGTCTGTCTAATTTTAGTGGACTTGTGAGTGAACGAGCATTGGAAAATAAACTTGGTGGTAAAAAGGTAGTTTATGATCACTGCCTCTCCCCACAGTTTATTGGTCGAATGATCATGGACAATCCTGATAAGTATCTAACAGAATACTCTGCATTTGAAAAAATATTTTGGGATTCTTGCAAAACCGTCATGGTAACACAAGATGAAAACTTTGCTTTGGCAGCACTTACCGAAAATAATGGTGAGGAATACAAAGTTCATGTTCCTACAAACAAAAAATATAATCACTTAGGTATCAATCTTTTCTTTCGACCACAAAAGAAAGGTCGCTGGACCGAAACAGTTCCCTTGGATACAAACATCATCGAAACTCCAGAGGATCTGCTAGAATATGAAAAACGTTTTCTAGTTTGATTATGTTGAGTCCTGAAAATGCTGTTTGGGCAGCAGACCAGTTTATACAATATTATTCTCAATTCAATCGTATTGATGATTATCTTCGCTTTGTTAAGAGAAGTAGATTGAGTAATGCTGCTGGAAAGTTGTTTGGTCCTGAAGATGATATCTTTTCAAACTTTGATATCCATCCAAACGACATGAAATTTTCTATTCATGAAGTTGATACAAGTCCAAAACCAAAATCCAAATATAATCAAGATCTATACTCTGAGATTCTTAATCTGACTGCATCTAATGCAATTGAAGAAGCAATCCCAGGAAGGACTATGAAGTGGATTGTAACCGAAGATACTACAGACAAAATCATTGGCGTAGTAAGATTTGGATCACCTACAATCAATTCAAAACCAAGGAATGAATACTTTGGGGAAGTTTTACCTCTTTGTGTCATCAATAAAGAGTTTGTGATGGGATTTAATATCGTTCCAGTTCAACCTTTTGGTTACAATTATCTCGGTGGAAAACTTTTAGCACTATTAGCATCTTCAAATGAACTCAAACGACAATTTGATGCAAAGTATGGAACTGATCTTCATTACTTTGAAACAACTTCACTATACGGTACAACAAAAGGAGTATCCATGTATGATGGTCTTAAACCTTATATTAGACACATAGGTGATACTGAAAGTAAATTTCTTCCACTGTTTCACGATGATTATTTTCGTGAAATGTTTTGGTGGTTTAATAACAATGCCAATGGTGGAGAGCGATTAATTTCTGCTGATAAGTCATCCAAGAAATTGAAGATTCAAGTCAAGATGATTTCAATCATCATAAAGTCACTTCAGGATACTTCAAAACTACATGAGTTTAAACAATGCATTGAACATGCAAAATCCCTTACTGAAAAGAAACGGTATTATATTTCTGAGTTTGGGTATGAACCTGAAGATGTAATTGCTTGGTGGAAAGTTAAAGCATCAAAACGATATGAAAAGTTAAAGAGTGAAGATCGATTGAGAACTGAACTCGAACTTTGGGAACTTGGAAAAGACCTGGAGATTATACGATGAGTTATGAATTAAAAGATTGGTTGGCATCTATTAACCAATCTAAAATCAATATTATGGAACAAGATAGTGATTCTGAAAAATCTTATCCCCCATATATTATTAATAGATGTTTGTCTGGATTCATTGATACTATCATGTATTCAAATGAACTCAATCTAAATGGACATTTGGATAAAAAGTTACAATATGATTTTTATCTAAATAGTATTAGGACCAAGAAGAGATTCTCTCCTTGGATACGAAAAGAAGAAATCAAAGACCTTGAAGTAGTTAAATCTTACTATGGTTATAGTAACGAGAAAGCAAAGCAAGCTTTGAAAATTCTAAATAAGGAACAAATAGAACACATCAAATCTAAACTTGATATTGGAGGTAAGAAATGAGCGTCGTTACTGAACCTGAAGTGAATTGGTCGCAAGATCAAATGATACAGGTAATTTTGAATGAACCCGATGACTTTCTAAAAGTTCGTGAAACATTGACTCGAATTGGAGTTGCTTCTCGTAAAGAAAAAAAACTGTATCAATCCTGCCATATTCTTCACAAGCAGGGTAAATACTACATTGTACACTTTAAGGAACTGTTTGCTCTGGATGGCAAACATGCAAACCTGACTGTGAATGATGTTCAGCGTAGAAATAGAATCACTCAGTTGATTGCTGATTGGGGTTTGATCACTGTAGTTGATCCAAATCTCATTAGTGATATTGCACCACTTAATCAAATTAAAGTTCTTTCCTTTAAGGATAAGGATGACTGGATTCTAGAAACCAAGTATAACATTGGTAAAAAGAAAAGGGATGTTGATGAATAAATAAGTATGAGACCTTTCGTGCGGTCTCTACGAAAGTCGGAACACCCTAAAAAGAGGTTCGGTTTTTACCGTTCCTCTTTTTTTCGTTTTATGGTTAAATAGTATTGGATGCCTTCGGGGTCCACAAAACACAAACTCGCTTTTAAAGGAGCTACCATAATGACTAACCTTACTAGGTATACTACTGCAGATCTGCCTACTCTTCTGGACAAGATCACCCGCAATAGTATTGGAATGGATGAATATTTTGATCGTCTGTTTAATCTTCATGAAACTACATCAAATTACCCACCTTATAACCTTATTCAGGTAAATAATGTTGAATCCCATTTAGAAATTGCTCTTGCTGGATTTAAGAAGGAGGAAGTTCATGCGTACACGGAGTATGGAAAACTTTTTGTCGAAGGACAAAAATCTGATGTCGAATCGGACAAAACGTTTATCCACAAGGGACTGGCTCAGAGAAGTTTTAAACGAGCGTGGACTTTATCCGACGACACAGAAGTACGCGAAGTCACCTTCGAAGACGGACTTTTACGGATCGTACTTGGGAAAGTAATACCAGAACATCATCAACGTAAAGATTATCTATAAATATATTTGAATATCGTCGGCGCAGGGAGAGGATGGTCAGAATCATCCATCTCCCTTTTTCATAAATAAAAATAAAAGGGCAAATGAAAACTTTTCATCAATTTGTAGAGGCAGTCATTGAATATAAAATGGCGAAAGCGAATCCTAAATTGGGATTGCCTAAAGGAAAAGCATTTTCAAAAAGATCTTCATCCAGTGCTGGTGGTAACGGCAATGGCAATGGTGATGGAGGAAATGGGGAATGAATTTACAAGAGTTTGTAGATAGAAAACTCACATTTAAATACCACAATCAATTAAATCCTAAATTTTGGTCTAATGACAAATTGGATTCAAAAGTTAGGATAAGGTTAATTCAAATTGCAAGAGAATGGGCAAGATTTGCAAGCATCCCAGAATCTGCAATACGAGATATTATTTTTGTTGGTGGAAATGCTAACTATAATTACACAGAATTTTCAGACATAGATCTCCATTTGGTTGTAAATAAAAGTGCTCTACCAGATTGTCCAGATCTTATTGATGAATTTTTAAAGGATAAAAAACAATTGTGGTCTTTGACTCACGACATTAAAATATATGGACATGATGTTGAACTTTATGCTGAAGAGGAAGGTTTAAAAAGACCAGCAAATCAGGGAGTATATTCTGTAAAGTTTAATACATGGTTGGTTAAACCAACAAGAATGTCGCAGGACATCGATAGGACCTTGCTAAAGGGCAAAACTCGTGCTATGATGGATAAGATTGACTTCCTCATTCAAAACAAGTCCAATGACCTAGACGAGTTTAAAAAACTTAAAGAAAAAATCAGGGACATGCGTTCGTCTGCAATTCGTAAAGGGGGAGAATTTTCTGTGGAAAACCTCGTATTTAAAGAATTGAGAAACAATGGATACCTTGATAAATTATCAAACTACATCACAAAAATTCAAGACAAAAGTTTATCATTAGAAAGTTATGTCCATTAAAATTGCAATGCTCCAATCGGGTGAAGACGTAATTGGAGATTTGAAAGAAGTTGTATCTGTAAATACTGATACTGTTGTTGGATACAGATTGGATAGACCATTCATTGTAAAAATTTCAGAACCTGAAGTTTTAGTCGAAAGTGAAAGGTCTTCTATCTCAGTCCTGTTTTATCCTTGGGCACCACTTTCTTCTGATAAAGAATTTTTCATTCCAAAAGAATGGGTAGTTACCATTTATAATACACACACTGAAATCATAAATTCTTATTTGGAGAAACGAGATGGATTACGAAATGATCGACATGACGGAACAGTTGGAAGAGGAGACGGAGCAGAAAGTAATCAAGTGTATCTTGCTGAAGAATCATGATTGGATGATTGCTGAGGTTGAGGAAGTTCGAGTTGATTATGAATTGAACATCCCCAACTGCAAATTGATTAACCCATATGTAATCGAGAAAGTATATAACTATAAAGATTCTCCAATAAAAGAAATTCCTTGGGATGAAAGACCCCAAGTTTCTATAGAGAATACAAACATCGATTACAAGTTTGAAATCTATCCTTGGCAAGAGTATACTAATGATCAAGAGATCTTGATTTTTTCGGAATACCTTGTTACAATAGTAGAACCCAAACCAGAACTTCTGGAAGCGTACCTTAAAGCAACGGAGTGATTACTTTTGCGATTTTACACTAATGTTCAGATGGTCGGTGACGACTTTCTAGTTCGTGGATATGACAATGGAAGACACTTCATTGATCGGGAAAAATATTCTCCGACATTGTATGTCCCATCAAATAAAAAAAGTAAATACAAAACCCTAGAGGGACAGTACGTTGAACCAATTCAACCTGGCGGTGTAAAGGAATGCCGTGAGTTTTATAAAAAGTATGAGGATGTTGAAAATTTTACCATCTATGGTAATAATAGATACATCTATCAATATATCTCTGACAAATACCCAGAAGATGAAATTGAGTTTGATCTAACTAAAATTAAACTTGTAACCATTGACATCGAGGTTGCTTCTGAAAATGGATTCCCTACAGTTAAGGAATGCGTGGAGGAAATTCTTGCAGTTACAATTCAAGATTATGGAACTAAAAAAATCTATACCTGGGGTATTGGGCAGTTTGTAAATACCGATCCTAATATTCAGTACTTTGAATGTTGGGATGAAAAGGAATTGCTGACCAAGTTGTTGGCATGGTGGGAAGACAATCCTCCAGAGGTAATTACTGGATGGAACTGCACACTGTACGATATCCCATACTTGGTGGGCAGATTCGAAAAGGTTCTCAGTACAAGGGACATGAAAAGAATCTCCCCTTGGAAACTTGTTACTCAAGATGAAGTGATGTTCCGAGGTCAAACTCATACTGTGTGTGATATTGGTGGAATTACAGTTCTTGACTATCTTGATCTATACAAGAAGTTCACTTATACAACTCAAGAAAGATATTCTCTTGATCACATTGCCTTTGTTGAACTTGGTGAGAAAAAACTGGATCACACTGAGTATGATACCTTTAAGGAATTTTATACAAACGACTGGCAAAAATTTGTAGAATATAACATCAAAGACGTACAACTTGTTGATCGTCTTGAAAATAAAATGAAACTCATTGAACTTGCAATTACCATGGCATTTGATGCTAAGGTTAATTTCACTGATGTGTTTTATCAAGTTCGTACATGGGATTCTATCATCTATAACTATTTGAAAAAGAGAAACATTGTTATTCCTCCTAAAGAGGATGCAAGTAAAGATGATAAGTACGAAGGTGCCTATGTAAAAGAACCAGTTCCTGGATTGTATAATTGGGTTGTGAGTTTTGACCTTAACTCACTTTATCCACACTTGATTATGCAATACAACATTAGTCCAGAAACTTTGATCAATAGAAAGTATCGTGGAATTAGTGTGGAAAAGGTTCTTAATGAATCGTTTGTATATGACCTGGATGAGGACTATTCAGTATGCCCCAATGGTGCTATGTACCGAAAGGATATCTATGGATTTCTTCCACAACTCATGCAAGCAAAATATGACGAGCGAGTTAATTGGAAGAAACTTCAACTTGCTACCGAACAGCAGTATGAAAAAACTAAAGATGAATCTCTGAAGAATACTATTGCTAAGGCAAAGATCTTTCAGATGGCAAAAAAGATTCAACTTAACTCTGCTTATGGTGCTGTTGGAAACCAGTATTTTAGATATTATAAACTGGAAAATGCAGAAGCAATTACCACGTCTGGACAAGTTTCCATTCGCTGGATTGAAAAGAAACTTAATCAATACCTAAACAAAATTTTAAAGACGGAGGATAAAGATTATGTCATTGCTTCTGATACTGATTCTGTTTATCTGTGTCTGGATGATCTGGTTGAAAAGGTATTCCAAGGAAGAGAGAAAACTACTGAGGGCATTGTTTCGTTCCTTGATAAGATCTGTAAGGTGGAATTTGAAAAGTATATTGAAGGTTCTTATCAAGAATTGGCAGAATACTTGAATGCTTATCAACAAAAAATGCAGATGAAACGAGAGTGTATTGCTGATCGTGGAATCTGGCTTGCCAAGAAACGATACATTCTTAATGTATATGATAGTGAGGGCGTTCGCTATGCCGAACCCAAATTGAAAATGATGGGAATTGAAGCAGTTAAATCTTCTACACCTGCATCTTGCCGACAGATGATTAAAGATGCACTTAAACTTATTATGATTGGATCCGAAAGTGATATGATCAAATATGTTTCTAAGTGTAAAACTGACTTTAAAAATCTTACAGTAGAGGAAATCTCATTTCCAAGAAGCGTTACTGATATTTTAAAATGGAAAAGCACAAGCACCATTTACAAAAAGGCAACACCGATCCATGTTCGTGGAGCACTTCTCTACAATTATTACGTCAAGAAAAACAAACTTGACAAAAAGTACGCTTTGATTAATAATGGAGAGAAGATCAAATATTGCTATTTGAAAAAACCAAATCCAATTCATGAGAACATATTTTCCTTCATCCAAAACTTTCCTAGGGAAGTTGGAGTTGAGAAATATGTTGATTATGATTTACAATTTGAGAAGTCGTTTTTGGATCCCCTCAAATCTATTCTAAATTGTATTGGATGGGAATGCGAAGAACGCGCAACACTTGAATCATTTTTTGTATAGGAGAATTATGGACTTTCTTAAAGACATTGTAAAAGAAATTGGAGATGACTACACTAAACTCGCTTCAGATATTGACGAAACTGAAACTTACGTTGACACTGGTTCGTACATTTTTAATGCACTGGTTTCAGGTAGCATATTTGGTGGTGTATCTGGGAATAAGATTACTGCTATTGCTGGAGAATCTAGTACTGGAAAAACTTTCTTCAGCCTCGCCGTGGTTAAGAATTTTCTTGATACCAATCCCGATGGTTATTGTCTCTATTTTGATACTGAAGCCGCTATCAATAAATCACTTCTAGAAAGTCGTGGTATTGATCTGGATCGTCTTGTAGTCGTTAACGTTGTTACTGTAGAAGAGTTTCGTGTTAAGGCACTTAAAGCAGTAGATATTTACCTTAAAAAACCCGTAGAAGAACGCAAACCATGCATGTTTGTATTGGACTCATTGGGTATGCTTTCTACTGAGAAGGAAATTACTGATGCACTTAATGATAAACAGGTTCGTGATATGACTAAATCGCAACTTGTAAAAGGTGCTTTCCGTATGCTTACTCTCAAGTTGGGTCAGGCAAACATTCCAATGATTGTTACCAACCACACTTATGACGTTATCGGTGCTTATGTTCCTACAAAGGAGATGGGTGGTGGCAGTGGTCTGAAGTATGCTGCTTCTACTATCATCTATCTTTCTAAGAAAAAGGAAAAAGATGGTACAGATATTGTAGGAAATATCATCAAGGCAAAAACTGCTAAATCTCGTCTGAGTAAAGAGAATCAAGATGTTGAGGTTCGTCTTTATTATGATGAGCGAGGTCTGGATCGTTATTATGGTCTGCTTGAACTTGGAGAATCTGGTGGACTGTGGAAAAACGTAGCAGGTCGGTATGAAATTAATGGTAAGAAAATCTATGGCAAAGAGATTCTGAAGAACCCAGAAGTTTATTTTACGGAAGAAATCATGAAGAAGCTTGACCAAATCGCCAAGATGGAGTACAGTTATGGAACCGTAGAACTGGAGGACAATGGAGAGGATTGAAACTACAATTTTATCCAACTTAATTTACAATGAGGAATATTGTAGAAAGGTCCTTCCATTTTTAAAATCTGAATATTATAATGAAAAAAGTGAAAGAGTAATCTTCGAAACAATATGTGAATTTGTTGTAAAGTATGGTAAGATGATCACCAAAGAAGTTCTGTTTATTGAACTTGATAACCGACGTGATCTTTCAGAATCTGAAATTTCTGAAGCGAATACAATAGTAACCAACATCACTGACAACGCATCTGATCATCAGTGGTTGCTCAATACTACTGAGAAGTGGTGTCGTGATCGTGCCATCTATTTGGCACTAATGGAATCGATTCAGATCGCTGATGATGAAGATGGTAAAAAGAATCGTGATGCTATCCCACATATTTTAAGTGAAGCACTTTCGGTTTCTTTTGATCATAATATCGGACATGACTACATAAAAGATTATGAGTCAAGATTCGAGTTCTATCATAAAGATGAAGAAAAAATTCCTTTCGATTTGGAACTCTTCAACAAGATTACAAAGGGTGGTCTTCCTAATAAAACTCTTAACGTTGCTCTTGCAGGCACTGGTGTGGGCAAATCTTTGTTTATGTGTCATCTTGCCAGTTCTATTCTATTACAGAATAAGAACGTTTTGTATATTACGTTGGAGATGTCTGAAGAAAAGATTGCGGAACGTATTGACGCAAATCTTTTGAATGTCAATATTCAATCATTGATGGATTTGACTCGCAATGACTTCGAAACGAAGATGATAAAACTCTCAAAGAAAACCCAGGGGAAACTTATCATCAAAGAATATCCAACAGCATCTGCACATGCTGGACATTTCAAGTCACTCTTAAATGAACTATCTCTTAAGAAGTCATTTAAACCAGATATTATCTTTGTGGATTATTTGAATATTTGTGCATCTTCAAGATATAAAGGCACCGCTGTAAATTCATATACTTATGTGAAAGCGATTGCTGAAGAACTTAGGGGTCTTGCCGTTGAGCATAATGTTCCCATCGTTTCTGCCACACAAACAACTAGATCTGGATATGGAAATTCTGACGTTGATCTCACAGACACTTCAGAGTCCTTTGGACTTCCTGCTACTGCAGACCTTATGTTTGCTTTAATTAGTTCTGAAGAGTTGGAAAACCTTGGTCAGATTATGGTTAAACAACTTAAGAACCGATACAACGATCCCACTTCATACAAAAGATTCGTAGTGGGTATTGACAGATCAAAGATGAAACTGTATGATGTAGACCAGTCCGCCCAATCTGACATACTTGACAGTGGGCAGGATGATGAGTATAATAAAGATTCAAAGACAACAAAAAAATCGTTTGAAGGGTTTAAATTCTAATGACAAAAATTATTGATTCTACCAAATATATTGAATTTGTTCGCCAAACTACAAGTCCTGCTAGTTCGGATTTTGCACATCTTCTTTCTCGAATGACCGAACTTGAAACCGTTGAGGATGCAGATGTTCCTCGTCTTTTGACTGCTGCTCTGGGCATGTCTGCTGAAGCGGGTGAATTTACTGAGGTTGTTAAAAAGATTATCCTTCAAGGAAAACCTTATAACGAAGACAATGTATTTCATCTGAAACGAGAACTTGGAGACATTTGTTGGTATATTGCTCAGGCATGTATGGCACTTGATACTAACTTTGAGGAAGTTCTTCAGATGAATTTTGAAAAACTGAGTGCTCGTTATCCTGAAGGTACATTTGATGTTTATCGTTCGGAAAACCGTGTGGAGGGAGATCTGTGAGTAAAAAACAAGTAACGATTAAGATTGATAAAGAATCTGCTAGTGATGTATTTGACGCCTTAGAACAAAGTCAAAAAGGACATAGTTTTGACTTTCCAACTCAACGAATCAAAAACATTCGAGAAGTTATGATTGCAATCTCTTCACAACTTTTTGAATAAATATTATATCTGTAATTGTTTCCCCATCTAAATAGTATGGGGATTTCTTTTTTTACTATGGACTTAAAAAAGGAAGAAATCATGTACTATATCATGTACTTAGATAAAAAAATCAAAACATCTAAGACAAAAGAGTTGAAAGAGAAGTATACAGAACAAAGAAACGCTTTACTAAAAATACTTGTTAAAATAAAATGAAAAGTTTTTCACAATTCATTTCAGAAGCAAGACAGACGAACATTGTAGAAGAGAATGAAGATTCGTCTAATCTGACTCCAGAACAGATTCGTGAAGAATATCTTGCTGGAAATATATTTAAAGAAGGAACACTAGTTCAAAAGATTGATACTGAAGAAATAGGAACTGTAACTAGAAGAGGTGCAAACCATTTAATATGTGTCACTGAAGAAGGCAATATGTTTAGGGCATGGATTACCGACGTAAGAGAAGTGTTTGAAGTTGGTACTTGTGACTACAGAAAACATGCTCAAGAATACACTCCAGGACAACCAGTTAAAAAATTTTCGGGTAAGATTAAAATAAAATCATCTTATAAATAACAATAGTATAAAGTTTTTATCTGGTTAACCATGTCTAATCCCTGGGCGGAAGTATATAAAGATTTTAGATCAGAACTTCTTGGAGAAGAAGATCTTCAAGAGAGAAGAAGATTGATGGACGTTAAAACTGCTTCTCAGCAGGGTAAGTATGATCTGAAATCTAAAGTTGCTAAGATGAGAGCGGCTGGAAAATCTTCATCTGAAATTCAAGCGTGGGTTGATAATTATCTGAGAAATTCAAAACTTCCTGGTCAGGAAAAAATGAAGATCAGACAAACAGCATTGAATGCTGGGTTTGAACCAGAAGGTGAAATGGTTGATGAAGGTGCAGCAAATTTAATCAGAGCAGGACTTGCTGCTGGTACAGCACTTGCTGGAATGGCAGTTGCTAACAAAGCAAAAGAAGTTGGTGGAAAAATACAACAAAGAAATAAAAAACAAAAACAACAAATAGATCAACTTCTCAATCAAGAAGTTGAAATTGATGGTGATGATATTCAAGAAAAGGCACCTCCAGGTGCTAAGTATGAGCGCATGGTTAAGCACATTAAGAAGGGATATTCTAAAGGTGGTTTAACCAAAAAAGAAAGATCTATTGCATATGCGACTGCTTGGAAAGAAAAAAATA